GCAGCTATTTCTTTATAATTATTTACTTTAGAACCAAAAAATTCTTCTAATTTATAATGTTTTTTTATTTCATTAATAAGATTATACTTTTGTTTTTTTAATGTAGTTCTACTAAATTTTCTAGAATTTTCAAAAAGTGTAGCAATTATAGAATTTGCTCTTGCTTCAGAAACAACCTTTGATTTTAGTATAGACTCATATAACTTGTATTCACGGCCTAACTGTGTTTTAACAAAATTTTCTCTCAATATATCAATTGCTGGAGAGTCAATCCCTTTTAAAGTATCTGCTGTAATTTGTCTTACTAGTAATTCGAATAATATACCAGTATTTTTAAATTTTGAATGTTTTATTTTCATCAAAAATATATTTATTTATAAATATTAGCTTTTTAGTTGAGATTCATCAAGTAATGAAGATGTATTTTTATCCTCTTCAAAAATTAATTTCTTTTTATTAAGGGATTTAAATATATCTTTATTCTTTAAATAAGTTACATGAGCACTTTCACTTTCACCTAAACTTGGTCTTCCATCACCATCATTTTTATCTGTATCTTTCATACGTTTAGTGCCTAATGGATCTTTACCAAAATTATTATCTTGTTTACCTCTATTACTAATTGAATCTACTGGACGACCTAATTTAGGATCATCTTTAGCATAACCATCTGGTACATTTGCTGGGTCAGATTGCATTCTTCCCATTCCATATAATGAAGCTAAATCATGTGGTGTACCATAAGATTTACCTGTAGTAACTGGGTCATTACCTTCTGCTTTAATTTGATCTATTCTAAATTTACGTTTAGCGTCTTCTCTAGCCAATTCTCTATACTCATCATATTGATCTTCACTAAAGTGAAATACATTATGATAAATCCAATCAGATGGAACTAAACCTTGTTCTAATAATTGTCCTGCTAATTCAGTTTTAGATTTAAGTAATTCAATTTTTTCTTGGTCATATATTATTGATGGGGTTGTCATTGATAATTCAAAATTAGTCAATGTTTCATCTGTATAACCTTGGGTATATAAATGTACTAATGCAATTTTATTAAATTCAGATAAAATAATTCTTTGTATTCTATCAATTGTACGAGCAAATCTAATATCTTCGGCAGCTAATGTAGCTTTACCTTCTGTATTTTCATCATATCCTAAGAATGCTTTAGGTATTTTAAGTGCTGCAAATAATTTATCTCTTAAATATTCTACATCTTGAATACCATCATATGATAAACCTGGTGTAGTATCTATTTTAGTTGCATTATCATTTCCTCTAACTGGTATGTAGAAATCTTCTAGCATATTTTGCATGTTATACTTTAAGTTGTACTCACCTGTTTTTTCATCCATCATAGGAGTACGTTTCATACTTGAAATAGTTTTCTGCATAAATGCTTCTACTTCATTTGGAGGAATAGCTCCAACATTTACATAAAATATTCTTTTTTCTGGCGCACGAGCAATTCTATGAATTAACATCGCATCTTCCATTAATGTATATTGTTTAAATAATTTTCTAGCTGGTTCGATATAAGCTCTACCATATGGAAGATAATTAACATCAGCTACAAATCTAAAATGTGCCATTTCATAATTATCAAATACAATACCGCCTCTATCATCATTTACATTTTGATTAGGTACATTATAGTAACCATAAGAACCACCTGCAAATCCATCTGGGTTCCATCTAAATTTTACTTCTGATGGGTTTTCAGAATTTTGACCTTCCATTCTTTCAATATGGTAAGCAGTATAAGGTATTACATTATAAACACCAAATTTTTCTGATATTTCCATTTTAAGAAAGAAATCACCATATTTACACATTTGTCTAATCCACATCCAAGCATTAAACTCAACATTTAATACATCATAAAATAAATTATAAAGAATTTTTTGTATATCTTCATTTGAACTTCTAATTTGAAGTACTTCTCCCATGTCATTTTTAAGAGTAGATTCATCAGCTAATATATCTAAAGCTGAAGCTATAATAGCATCTTGATCCATTATATCATATTCTGAGTATAATTGAGGTCTTAAATAATTATAATTTAAATTAAATTGTGCTCCATATAAGGAAGAAGGAGCTGTAGAATATACTCTATTGAATCTATCAACTAAAGCATTAGTTTCATATTGACCACTAGACTGGATATGTCCTGAGTCTATAGTTTTAATTTGGTCTCCTCCAACGTTTCGTATTACTACATCAGTTGAAAATAATCTTCTTAATCTTGAAAATACACTAGTATTTGCCATGTTTATATATTATTATTGTTATAAATATTATTATAATAACCAATCAATGTTCTCTTTACCATTTTTCGTGTCTATTTGATATGGATTTTTAACGTTTTGATTGTTACCATAACTGCCTTGATATGCCGTTCTATTAACTTGCATATTTTCCAGCGATTGTCTTGTGAGATCTATACCTCTTTGTTTAAATTTAAGAGCAGTATCTCGAATATACATAGCAATACTAAAAGCCATAACTAAGTCATCATTATATCCTGACTGAGCTTCTGGTCTTCCATTACGCCATATAAATGTTTTCATTTCTTCTATTAATCTTTTAGATTGTATCGTAACTCCTTTATCTCCAATGTATTCTTGAAATTTACCTATCACCATAGGTCGTGTTCTTGATGACATAGTAAATCCAGGAACCATTTTTGAATGGTCTTGATATTTATCAAAATACGAATTAACATTGGCTTCTCCACTCTTTTGTGAATAGTAAAGGTTTTGATATGCTCTATCAATAACTACCTGTATAGTAGCCCAACCAATATTAGCATTTTCTATTACTAACATTGCTTCATTATATTCTGTAGCTATACCAACTAATAAATGTCCATATTCTTTAGTACCAATTTGCCCTTTATATTCAGCTACTTGCACATTTGTTTCTGTGTCTATAACATGAAATGCAGAATAATCTTTACCATCACCCCTTGAAACATCAGCTACAACCATATAATTTCTTGAATAATCCGCTTGTTCCCAAACCCATAAATTTTGGTCATTACCTCTTCTTTCTAATGGATCTTTAATAAAAGATTTTTCATAATATTCTATATACTCAGGATAAAACACTATATCACCTGAAGTGCTAAAATCACAATCACATTCTTGAGCTGCCATTCTAGGGTCACCTAATAATTCATCTTGTCTTTTTCTCCAAGCATCATCTCTTTCAGGGTGAACAAACCATGGTAATTTAATTGGTAAAAAATCATTTTCAGCTGCTTCTGCTCTAGTCCATGTTTGGTGAAACCAATTACCCGTACCATAAGGTGTACTCAATGCAATACATCCACCTCCAGTTGCTAGTGTTTGTTGAGCTGATGCCCAAATTTCTCCAATATTTTCAATAAATGCAGCCTCATCAATTAATAGTAATGATACTGCTTCTGATCTACCTGCGTCACTTGAAGCTGAGGTTGCTTTAATTTGAGAACCATTTTCAAGTCGTAAATTTAGTTTATTATTTTCAGCTGCTTTAATTTTAATCCATGAAGGTAAATTTTCATACATAAATTTTACCTTTGTAACCATATTTTTAGCTGTTTCTTGTTTTGTAGCTATACAAAGTATGTTTTTGTCTTTATGGAATGTCATTAACCATAAAGAATAACCTGCAGATAAAGTTGATAAACCTAATTGTCTAGATTTTAATACTATTGAATATGGATTATCTCTAAATAAAGTTAGAACTTTTTCTTGAAAAGGATATAAATTAAATTGTATGCGGCCTCTTTGTGGATGTTGTATATAACAATATTTACGCATAAAATGCACTGGGTCTTTGGCACATTTTAAGTATTCACTCCTTATTACTTTTTTTATATCTTGACCCATATTAATTAGCTAATAACAAGACTATTCCTCCAATTAACACTGCTCCTCCCCCTAATTGAAATAATTTAGTTTTTGCTTTTTGTTTTTTTAAGTCAGCTTGTAGTTTATCAGATAGCTCTCTTGATATAGCTAATTGATCTGTTTTGGTTATTAGAATACTTTCAAAATTCAAAACACTTTTATTTAGACTAGTGATAATACTATCTTTTAAAACAACTTTACTTTCTAACAATGTTAATTTATTACTTAGTAAACTTAACTCTTCTTTTGCTCCGTCCCCTATTACTAAATCTTTAATTACGAGCTTCGCTATCGGTACTTTCAGTCGAATTGATCTTTCTGTATCGTTCTGTGAAAAACTTGAGAAGCTCATCATCATTAAAATTATCAACGGAATTAACTTTTTCATTTACTTTATATTTTAAAGTGACAATCTTTTTATCTTGTGATTCAATTTCTGAATCTAATTTAACAATTTCTTGATTTAATGTATCTATTTTAAATACTAAATCATCATTTATATGGTGCAGTGAATCAACTTTTGCTTCTAATGCATCAATTTTAATATTATAATCTTCAACATACTGTTCATCTCCTAAAAATACAAAATAAATTAGTGTACTTAACAGGATAAAAATTACACTATATGTAATTATTCTTTCTTTAGACGACATCTTTTTCTAATTTTGCAACTAAAGATTCTAATTCTTTCTTTTGAGGGGTTTTAACCCTTAAAACGTCTTTAATTTTTTCTTTTTCAGCTTCATCAGCAGAGCTATATTTTCTAGCTAATGATTTCATTTCAGTTTCAATGTCTTTAAGAGCTTTAACTGCTAAATCTAACTTTTTAAATTTACCTCTAGCACTTTTAGCTGCTTTGATTGCATCTTTATCATCAATATCTTCGTCTTCACCTACAACTTTAATAATATCATCGTCATCAGCTGATGCTTTTACTTTAGCAACATTATCTGCTGTAGTTTCAATTGTAGCTTCAGATAAAGTTTCAATAATATTTTCTTTTATAAATGCTTTTAATTCAGATTTTTTCATTATAATTAGATTTTATTATAAATATGTTAAGAATTAATAACATTCAAAATTTGTTCAATTCGTTCTTCTGTAGTTCCTTTTATAGTTTCTACATTTTTCATCATATACGCATACTTCCTAATAAAACTTGTAATAGTAAAATCTATAACGTCTCTATAATGTTCATCTGTTTCACGTACTCCATTATCTTCAATAGGGAGGCCATCAGGAGAAATATAAAAAATGTAATCATATTCTCTAATAAATTCTTTCGCATATTCTACAAATTTATCTTTATCTTGATAAGGTATTGATTTAGCATTTTGTGTAAATGACATTACATCTATTATTGTTCTATCAGTAATAATATTATCATGCATTAACTCAGCACAACGTTC